TCACCCGTGAGTTCAACCGTCTCGTACGAGGACAAGAATTTCAGAGGGTGTCAGTCACGTGGAGTAACCTGGGGTATTTCCAAACCACACCCACTCAATGGAAACGAGCCGTGAACAACTACATAGATCCTATCATGCGCAGAAAGTTTGGTATTTCCATCAAGTATTACACATGGGACCAACTAGGTGAGATTACACTCCTAGATAAAAATGTCATCATGAATATAGGATGACCGCACACAGGTTACACATCACAAAAATCGTGGTGAGAGATTTGAAATCTGTGAGTAAGTTGTCATCAAAGAATAGGTGGGAATATGGAGGTAAGGTCAAGTACGACAAGTGCATGAACTATAAAGGTCTCACCTACGTAACCTCGAAGGAGAGGGCACGCGTCGATGCGAGTGTTCTCGAGGCAGAGTGGACCGACGCACCTGTGGCATATCACACACATCCATCACTTCTACAAGTAATTCCAGACGAAGTTGGACCCACGATCTTCGCGACACTCCCGAGTGACGCAGACTTTGAATCCTTCATCAAAGGTTTTCCTGATATACAAGTAAACATCATTTGTGATGCACGTGGCTATTACGTCATCGACATTTTCGATGCCATCCGTGTGGGTACAGTTCCTCTTCCAGAGGCTGTTTTCTCCCTCATGAAAGAGGTGCGCTACGAGGACTTTCTTTATAAACGTGGCTTTGGTGAGGACAGATGTGAATACTTTTCTACAGATTTACGCGAATGGAAGTGGTTCATAAACGAGGAGTTACACACACGACTCAATGAACTCTACGGCGTTTCTATCAAATTCTATGGATACGACGACGACGAACCACCTACGGTCATCATTGACGCATGAGGGAATCCTCCAATTCATCCACCTCGTACCATGCCCAGTGACACTCCTGGGACTCTATGTTATCTTCGCATATTTCCTGTGCTTCTTTTATCGCTTCAGTGAAGCGTAAACGAAGTCTCAGATTTTCTCTAATCGGACGCACCTCCACGATACTCGGTCGTCTGTACATACCTTCAAGAACATTCTTACGAGTCTTTGCCAATTTGATTTTGTACAAATTATTTTCGGAAAAGGTTGCGATACATTTCATAACTTAACGTAGCATAAAGATTTTAAGTGTCTTGTGAATAGAAATGTCTTCTTACAACGTCGAACCCTGTAACTTCAAGTATCGTGTCTCCTCCCTCGAGAAGGTGGTCGACGGTGACACCATCGATGTCAACATCGATCTCGGTTTCGATGTCTGTACGAAGCAACGTGTCCGTCTCCTCGGCATCGATACCCCAGAGTCTCGTACGTCGGACAAGGAGGAGAAGAAGTTTGGTCTCCTCTCGAAGAAGAAGCTCAAGGAGTGGTGTCTAAAGGCGGTCGCATCTGAGAAGGATGATATCGAGATCGAACTCAGATGCCCCGAGGCGGATTCGAGGGGTAAGTTTGGTCGTGTACTCGCCGAGGTTTGGGTGTGTGAGGAAGGTATTTGGACCAATGTCAACAAGTGGTTGTGTGATGAGGGGTACGCTGTGCCATATGGTGCGGAAAACAAGGCCCTCGTCCAGGACCTTCATATGGCGAACCGCAAGAAGCTCATCGAGCGCGGTGATATCGACGCTTAAAATACATGACTATGAAAAGTATGACGAGTAACACGATCAATTGTGTCATGTATTCATCCGAATAATAATCAAGAATCAAATTTGGATTTTTGAGAAGATACCAAAGATTTTTACGTTCAAATATTTGTGTGATGGACATGTTGATTCCGTGTCCCTGTGTGGCGTGCCATGACCAAGGCGGAATCATCAAACTATCACCGGGTTGTAACGTCACTTTGTATATTTTCATTTTGCTATGGTCCATCTTGAAAAAGTCCTCCTTCGCAAAATTGGATTTACCTACAGCGAATACACTGTTTTTATGAATATCGGGATTGTCGTAATTATCAAATATGTACACCGTTTTCGAACCATATAGTTGGTTGAGTATGAAATCGGAGTTTACGTGCAAATGTAACCCACTCGAATGACCGTTTCCTAGATACAACATCAAGGCTTCAACCTTCCTGTCACTTGTGTTCGGGTTACGTAACGTCTCAAGTAGACTTTTGGATACTCGTTGTTCAAAAAGATCGACTTCTGCACAGTAGATGGAAGGTGGTCGTTTCTTTTTCCAGTGTGCGATGAGATTTGGAATGGACATCGTCCCCATAATAGCTGTGGTTGTGTCCGTTTCGGGTGTATCATATAGTTCAGCGGGGAGTTCCATGTGACCGAACATTTTAATAACATTTTCAAATGACAACTTCCGTGCTTTGGGTTGGTATAACCCGCGTATGACAATTGGGTGTGTGATTTCTCGGGTGATAATCTGTTTTTCTTCTGGTGTCATCTGACTGTATACATATGTGGGAAGATCCATCTATAATCAGATGATATTAAAGTTTCGGGGTATAAATGATCAATCATTTTGAAGCAAAGGAAACGTATGCGAAAAGATACAAAACTAGGTAGTGTATGGATACTTTCGGACCCATAAGTTACATATCCACTTTTCACCAGACTTTACAGGATTCCCACCGTGTAAAGCCTTGGACGTTTCCATCTCGTAGTTGTCGAGTGTGTCGAAAAAGAGGGCGTCACCCGCCTTGAGTTTGTACGCTTTGTTCAGATTTGGGAATACAGTCTCACCACCTTCGTAGTCATCGTTGAGAGCCAAAATGAACGTGTACATTCTTGGATTCTTGTCCCCCTCGATCACATCTTGATGAGGTTCGTAAAATCCACCCGGTTTGTATCGAAGAACTTGAAGTCTTTCACAGTTTACGATTGGGCGGTCCGTATTTTTGAGACACCGCTTTATGATAGCATCCACTACAGGATCACCCCGACCAAGCCACGCTGTTTCACTCTTGCGCATCTTTTCATCTATGCGACGTTCCTCTGAAACCAAAGATGGTTCGAGATTCTTCTCACATTTCTGAATGATGTGTCGCCGCTCTTCGGGTGTTATAAAATCGTGGTAGACTCGGGGTTTTGGATACATGGGTAACAAGTACACGACAATCAAAATCAGAAATAATATGAGTATCATCTTAGAATACTCACACATAAATATTTCTGGGGAGTCGACAATTGTATCGTTTTCGAATCGATTCAAAAATATCATTTCCATAGTCTACGATTTTCTGTAAAAGATCTACGATTTCGTCATGTCGTCCAGGGTCTATCACGTACTGTCTCAACAAGTCCCCACCCGTGTTGGCCATCATTTCGAAAATGTTCGATAGATCCCTGGATTTATCCGTATATTTTTCCTGTCGCTGTAAAAAATGTTTGAAATCCTGTTCTGTAATATCATTCAACATATAAGCAATTCGCATCTGTGTATTATCAAATGGTCGTAGATCCAAATACATGTTTTCACGTTCTACTTGATGCACGACCATCGCGTATTGGAGTATTTCATTCGTGGCACCAATTTCTCGAAGTTCTCTGAATGAAGGTACACCACCACATGGGATGTCTCCATGCTCCCGAGACATCATCGTTTTCTTCTTAAACTCTATGAAATGTGGGTTGTGTATCCGACCAGTTTCAATTTCACCAGTGCGCCAATTGAATGCGGTGTGACACGAAATGCACCACATCTGTGCACAACCACTCGTCTTGTGAATGACCGTCCCACACTTTGGACAAGACTTACTATCTCTGTTTAAAAGTTTCATAGTCTTGACAGTCTCGGGGTCACATTCGTGTTCGGGTGTCAGTGGTTCGTTACAGTCCTTACAATATGAATGTTCGCACAATCCACAATACCATTCCTCATTGAGAAAGCCCTTACATTCTTCAACTGGGCACTGACGCACGAAACGCCTCGGTTCGTTATCAAGGGTTGATCCGTTCATTCGAAGCTGCTCGAGATGTCTATATGTGTTTTCCATATCTCGATAAAGAACATGAATATCATTCGGTAAAGGTTGCTCGTATTCGAACGTACCGTATCGATGATGGAGTTCAATCAGTTCTTCCTTTTGCTTTCGAATGATACGACGAAGTCTTCGCATCTGTATGATACGTTCAACTTCTGGTTGCGTCTCAGGTATGAGTGCCTTTTCTCTCTCAAATAAAACATTCTCACGGTGTCTTCTCAAATCAGTATTCCTAAAATACTTGGTACAGAACGAATCCACAAACTCACGATTCCACAAAGTCTTACAACCCATACAATGTGGATCTTGGAAAGATTCTAAAATGTATCTCTGGGAACAGGATCTACAACTCGTTAAATCACAAAAAGGACACTTAACTTTTTTGTGATTTATCTTGTTCAACTTTTCACAGCAGACATCACAATTTTCCATTAGGTTATAGGCACATTATTTCTTTAATTATTGAAAACCTACAAATTGGCTAATCATCTCACGGGCATCGTCTCTCTCATAGATAGTCTGTGCAAAAAAGAGGGTCATGTCCGCCTGTCCATATGACAAGTATGTACCCCGATACTTCTCATAAATGGCTGCGACATTCTCTAAATTTTGGTCACACCAGTCCTCTACATCCTCCTTGGACATATCTCGGTGGAGACCCTGTTCAATAAAGTCGGCGACTTCGTCACTGAGGGGCATATCTGTCACCACGGTACAATCGTCGTCGATGTTCATTGTTTTTTCTTAGATTTTCGCTTCTTGGGTTCCGACTTAGCTTCTCTTTCTCTCAAAAGTCGCCTCTTTTCGGCGAGTCTGTCGTTGAACTTTTTATTCTCCGCAGCTTTCGCCTTCATCTTTTCAGTCTCGGTGAGCATCTTCTTCGCGGAAATGGCAGCTCTCTCAGCCGCAGCGCGCGTGGCCTTCTTCACTTCCAGCTTTCGTACTCGCTCAGCTTCCGCATCAGCCCTTTTCTTACGTTCATCTTCCTTCTTCTTATTCTCCTCAGCCTTCTTGCGGGCATCTTCCCTGATCGCACTCGTCTCAATTTCCTTGACACGTTCCTTTGTGCTAGCACCACTAATTTGCCCCTTGAACCTGGTCTTCTCAGCTAAACTGAGCTTCTTCAGGCGGTTCACTGCGCTTATGGCACTCTGACGATTGAATATCTTGATCGCATTTGCAACCTTCTTGACATTCTCTTGCTTAGCAGGTGCGAGGTTTCTCGCCATTTTGACACGCTCGGAGCCAGAAGCGCGGGAGAGTGCGGTCTTTTTCGCAGCCAATTTTACCGCATTGACGACACGCCGTTCCTTGTTTTTCTGAACAAGAGCTCTGAACGAAGGTTTAACGTTAAAGAGTGGGTTGTTAGTCATTTTCGGTTCAGGAACAAATGTCTCAGCCACGGGTGCCTTGTTCAACAGAGCTCGTCGAGCCTGGTTACGACCCTTCTTCCCACGGAATCCAGCTTGAATTTTCGTAGCAGCTGCGTTTTTCCTTTTCAAATTACTGATCGCACCAGCGACGAGCGCCTTGGAGGCATTCGCGATGTTCTTGTTCTCTTTTGCCTGAATCTTACCGATCGCACCGGCGACTAAGGACTTTGAAGCATTCGCGATGTTCTTATTTTGACTCGTCTTCACGGCTTCGCGAACCCTGTTAATAGTAGTGTCAGCGTTCCGAATCACCTTTTCGAGAGCCTTTCTGTCGGGAAGGTTTTTCACTCGGTTGATCAAAGCTAAGCGCTCATCGAGTTCTTTCACGAGGGGTTGTGTGTTTTGCATGCCGCGACCACGCACCAGGAACTTCTCACGAGACTTACCAGCGATACCAAACCCGACGAGTTTGCGAGTCCTTTCGAGAACGTTTTTGTTCACGTCGCGTGCATCCTTACCCCGGGTGAGATTCTTCACCCCACCACCAGCGTTGAACAATCTCGAAGCTTCCATCGCCTCGTTTTCATTCTCATTCTTTACAGGCTTCTTATCGAGCTTTCGAACCAGAGCGTTTCTCCTAGCTTTCATGGTGATGTTCTCCTTGAGTTCTTTGAATGTCTTCTGACCCTTTTCAAATGCGTTTATGTATTCATTCGATTGTTTCTTGTTTGTTTTCGTAGATTTCAGTAATTTTTTGAGTGCTTCTCGATTCTTCCCCGACTTTTCCGCCTTTTCCGCCTCGACGACTGCGACCATTTTCCTGACATTGTTGGCAATCCGATTATACTCTTCCGCAGTTCTAAATGGATTTCCGGCACGACCCTTAAACTTTGTGATTCGTTTATTGGTATGTTTGGAAATTTCATTAAGCACACTCTGTCGCCTAGCCATACGGTTAATGTTGTTCATAGCCTTACCGGCGTTAAAGTCGTTGTTTTTCTTCGCCACGGCTCGCTCACGGCGTTTCACTTCACCTTCACGCTGTTTGTTGAGTATGTTGAGTGCCTTGGTCGCGTTGAAGTTGTTCTCTTCCGTGGGTTTCGCACGCTTGCGCCGCTTCACCTTACCCCGTTTCTTGGCCTGATCGATGGATTTCGCCTTTCTCTTGATCGGTTCGATGTCAGTATCGACATTCTTAACCTGATTCATGAATTGTCTCTTTTGTGTCGCATTCAGATCCGTGAGACCGTCAAGTACCGCCTGCAATTCAGCTCGCTTACCCGCGAACGTGTCACGCTTGGTTTTGAGATTCGTGTCAATTCGTTTAATGTCTTTCTCGAGGTTACCCAGGTTCGTATCGAGTTTGACCCGATCGATGAACCTGTTCTTTTCTTTGTTCGAGAGAAGTGTGTTTTTCATGAACGTTCGTAGTTTGTTCTTCTTGTCCGATACGAGCTGGGCGTTCAACGAAACCCTCTTTTTATTCGCTTCTTCCTTGACCCTGTTCGCCGTCAACAGACCAGCGTTGAAATTCTTGATGAGTTTGTTTCCATCATCACCCAGATTCTTAGATAGAATGTAGTTCACTGTGGATTGTTTCGCAGATTTCGTCACTTTCGCGTTCGCATTCATACGCTTCGCAGAGTTGACCACGGTATTGACAGCCGTACCCGACCCGAGATTCGTGCGTAGCTTATTCTTATTTGTTTCCGAAATGTTTGGTAAGTTTTTCAGTGCGTTTTCCAATTTTTCTTGATCCCGTGTCTTCTTCGTAGACGACGCGTTATTCTTCGCAGACTCGAGTGTCTTGTTGGGTGACTGATTAAAAAACCCGACGATCATGTTTTTGTTTTGACTCGAAAGACCCAACGTGTTCATATAGTTCATGAGCGAATCACGCTCTTTCGACCGTGTCTCATTCTTCCGCTGCTCAATCAACGATTTCGCATTCGCTTCGAATGATTCCAGATTTCCGGGTGCGTTATCGAACCTCTTAAGAATGTTCGACTTATTCTCTTGTGAGAGATTCATGGACTTTAAGAGTTCTTCGAGTTTTTTGCGATCCGTGACGATCTTTTCACTGGCTCGAGTCTTCTTCAACGCGTTCGCCTTTCGTTTCATTCCATTCAAATTTTTAGTGTTGTTAAACTCAAACATGATGGTATCACGATCCTTCACGTTGAGGTTGAGTGTTTCATTCAGGTACGTGTAGAGTTCTTGCTTTTGTTTTTCATATACTTCTTTCGTCTTGCTATTCTTAAACTTCTGTATGTTTTCTAGTACAGTATTCAGTTCGATATTTTGATTTTTAAACTTTTGTAAAAACCTGTTTCTATTTTCTTGGTTAAGATTTCTGGTGACTTCCTCAATCTTCCTGAGATCTTGGTTCTTCTTTCCTTTGAGAATACCGTTGAGTTTGTTTTTCAATTTTTGTATGTCATTCATAGATTTGGCTGCGTTGAGTTCTCTGGATATGTTGATATTCTTGTTGAGCGCACGTCTGGAAAGGTTCTTCTTACCTTTACCGACATACGCCTGATTAATCTGGGCGTTGAGTTTCCTGACATCGTTCATCGTTTTCACGTCAACCTTGAACTTTAGGTTCAGAGCGTTTTCTTCGCGAGCTTTGCGGATACGTTCAGCCAGACGAGTCTTCTCCGATGAAACCTCTTTCAGGTTCTTAGCCTTCGCGTGCAGAACATTCATGTTACGGGGATTCGCGTTGAAGTTTGTCATGATCGCGTTAATGTCATTCGCCGAAAGTTTGAGATCATCTTGGAGGTGACGACGAAGGGCACTCTCCTTTTCCTGTTTGAATTGAGAAGACAGGTTCGAGGCTTTGTTTTTCACGTCAACGATGGTCATGTTCGTGAAATAATCCCAATCTTCCCGTATAGCCTTGCGATCTTCGGGTTTCAGGTTGTACGTGTTGAGAACCTTATCCACATTTTCTTCCTTGTTTCTTGAACCTTTTCTCATGAACGCGTTGATGTCTCTTTCGATGGCACGTACATTTGAATTTTTTGTAATTTTGTTATAAAACTGTTTTCGGTTCGTCACGGGAACTTTTTTGCTATTGAGGATCTGTGTGAGCTCAAGTCGCTTTTTCTTATCAAGCATATCATTCGCCATTTTTCGACTACTGTTGATATTGAGATTTCTACCAACGACCGTTTGTACGTCTTGATTATTGAGACCAAGTTGTTTCATGTATTTGGTAATTTCATTCTTCTTTGTCTTAGCATTGTTAGCAACCCGATTCGTAACCTGTTTCTGAACAGAATTGAGATTCTTTAGTGTTTTAATCGCAGTCACTTTGTTCATGAAATCATTCTTCAATTTGGCATCGATGATCGTATCCGAAAGTTTGTTTCTTCCCTTGTTGATCACATCGTTCACGACAGTATCCACATCACCACTCAACTTATCAATCTTATCGACGGAATCGAGGGCGTTCACGTTCGTATTGAAATTGAACGCGACCCCATACCCTTTCGCCGTACTGATCTTGTCCGCGAGCGTGCGTTTCTTACTCTCGAGGTTACCCTTAGTGGCCATTTCATCGTTGATGACCTTCTTAATGTTTTCCAGGGAAATTGTAGTATTCTCGAAACGTTTGATGAATTTAGATTTATCGATATTCAGGGGTTGTAAATACTGCTTCAATTCATCGAGGTTTTTAGACCGTTTCGTGTTTTTGATTTTCTGTATTTCGGCATTAACTTCCTTCCGAAGTTCGATGAGGTTTGTCGCGTTTAAATTCACTTGACGAATGAACGCGTTCTTCTTGTTTTGTGGTAAAGTCGTACCGTTAATGTATTGTTTCGTCTCATTCCTACGCATAGTGAGTTGTTCCAACTCTTTTTGTTTTTTAGCACCCTTTTTGGCAGATCCGGCAGTATTTATTTTGGTCCTGAGGGGGGTGAGCTTAGTGACATCGTTGATCTTTTCGATATTTTTAGAAAAATTGACATTCAAAGATTTTGCACGGTTGGACAATTTACTTTTACCGGCACCGATGATGCGAACTTTCATGGCGTTGATTTCAGAATCATTTTTGAGTTTGAGAATGTTGGATTGTATGTTGCTAGTCAAGTTCATGTTCGATGCAATCCTCGAAAGAGCCTGTACCTTCTCGGTGAATGTTCCCTTAACCTTTTCGGCACCCGCATTCCTGATCCGCTTTTCGAAATTCGCCACACCACCGAGATTAGTGAGTTTCGAGACGTCGATGTTCACACCCAATTGTTTAGCCAGGGTAGTCAATCGTTCCTTCTCGGTAGCCAACTTCCCAGTGTTTCGCTGATTTTTGAGTTTCTTGGCTTCCTCGACGAGTTTCGAAACGTTTTTGTTTCCGTTGTTGAATTTACGCATGATCGTAGCTTTATCTTGGGCGTTCAGATTGAGTGCGTTCAGATTTTGATTGAGACGCGTTCTCACGTTTTCACCTTCACCGCGCGCGACCTCCTCTTCACGAGCTTTCGCAGCTCGCTTGATAGTGTTAACACTCTCACCCCTATTGAAACGTGTTATGAAACCATTTTTGTTTGTTTGATTAATCTTCAAGGGTGTGAGGAAAGAGAGGAGATTTTGTTTAACGATCGCAGTTTTTTCCTTCATTCGTTGGTTGACCAATTTGTTGGCGCGATTTTTGAGCGAGTTTAAGTTTGTCTTATTATCGATGATATTTTCAAGACTCTTTTTGTCTTCATTAGAAAGTTTGACATTTACAATCATGTTAGCAAACTTTCGTTTTTGACTGGTAACATACGCATCACGTTTCGTTTCGTTATTCTTTTTAGCCTCATCTATGAGTGAATTAATGTTCACACCGACAGCCTTAGATCTCGATTTGAAAGAAAGCTTACTCGCATTGTTAATAAACGGTAATGTCGCGAGGATGATGTCCATTTTCTGTTCGTTCGTTTTGGTGACTTCAGACTTTAACTGTGCTTCGGCTTCCAGTTGATTCAGGTCGTCGGTATTCATGCGACGAATGATAGCATTTCGATCCGTATTTGAAAGGGATATTTTGCCAATCTTGACCATAAAGTCATCTTCAAGTTTCTTATATTCGGTAGCTTCATCGATCACGTTTCGACGTTTTCCACCCACTTTCAATTTATCAATGAACGGTTTCTCTCTCTTCAAACCAATCTTCTTGATTATATTCGTCGCCGTGGTGAGATTGATTTCTGTGGGTACCTTGGGCACGTTGGGCACCTTGGTGTTGTTGGGTACCTTGGGCACGTTGGGCACCTTGGTGTTGTTGGGTATCTTGGGCACGTTGGGCACGTTGGGCACCTTGGTGTTGTTGGGTACCTTGGGTACCTTGGGCACGTTGGACTTTTTTCTAAATAATCCAGCAAAAATAGATCGCGTAGGTTTTTTAACGGCGCTCACCCGGCCGTCGAGAAATTTTGGTTTTTGACCCTTCATGAATAAACCACCTTTAGGAAAGAATACACGTGGTTTCACTGCCGTGTTCTCGGTCTTCACTGCTGTGTTGTTGAACCTGTTCGCGTTCACTGCTGTGTTGTTGAACCTGTTCGCGTTCACTGCTGTGTTGTTGAACCTGTTCTCGGTCTTCACTGCTGTGTTGTTGAACCTGTTCTCGGTCTTCACTGCTGTGTTGTTGAACCTGTTCGCGTTCACGTTCGCGTTCACTGCTGTGTTGTTGAACCTGTTCGCGTTCGCGTTCGTGTTCACTACTGTGTTGTTGAACCTGTTCATCGTCTTTACAGATGGCACACGCCTCTTACCAATCTTCACGGGTTCGTGAATCTTCATGTAACGTAATCGCTTGCCTATAGATTCGATCATTTGGCTTTTGGTCATTTGAACCATCTGTTTGAGACCAACCTTACGGGCAACACGCTGAATGTCTGTGCGCTTAGACGATGCGTCAAACAAAATCTCATAATCATTGGGTTTCAATGGCGACTTCTTGTCGATGAGATAGGTTTTATCCGATGTCAAAACCAAAGGAGGTAAGGGTAATTTACCATCCTTTATTTCGTCATAGACTTGACATATTTGTTTTTTTGTCAGTTTAACATCCTGGCCTGTGTTCATCTTTATGAGCACGCGCAGGTCATTTATTTTGGCGTCTGGATCACACGCCTCGATCATATATAGTAAACTGATAAAAAAAGTGTTACGTCGAATACCCCATATTAAATAGTCGTATCTTTTCTTCGTAATCCATGCTAAAATTAAATACATCTGTATCACCCACGTTGACTTCTACGATGTCCATGGGGTAATCAAATGTTTCTCGATTTGAAAGTGCTGAACGGACGATAACATCAACAAATTGCTTTGGATTATCAATCGTTTCTCGGTATATCTTATTCATTTTAATTCGAACACACATCACTTCATGTGGTTTCTTATCTAAAAATGGTGTAAGTGGAAACTCTTCTTTTGTACCACCATCTACGTACATTCTATCCTCATACTTTCCACACGCAAAAATGAATGGAACAGCCATGCTCATACACACCGCATCTATCACTTTCATATCTGGATGCGTGTCTTTTGAGAAATAAACTGTTTCTGTCGTGTTCAAACAAAACGCGGAAATATAAATTCGTGTTTCCAACTCATTAAACGTGGGGTCTCCACCACAAATTTCCACCAACTTTTTTCGAATGGGACCCATATCAACAAATCCAAATTTGTTAAAAAAGGATCCCAAACGGATTTTAACAAAGGTGGGTATATCTAATGATAAAGACGCATCCAATATCTCATCGACTGACATCCCAACTGCTAAAAACAGTGCAAGAATCGCACCAGCCGACGAACCAGATATTTCTCGTACATCGGCGAGCGAGGATTCACGAGCTTTCAAGGCTCCTATAAGTGAATATATTCCCATAGACGCCGGACCGAGTACGAGATACTTCATCTCCTTACTTAATAGAATTGAGGAAATTGGCGACGCAAAAGCGCGAAAATCACCGCAAAGACGATCGCGTGGGTTAGGGCCGCAGGGATGCTCGTCTGACCGGAGCGGAACACACCACCCGAACCGGGGGGGAGGGTCAGGAGAAGACCGGGGCTGAGCGCGAGGAAGAGCGACGTGGTCACGATGAGATCGGTCTTGGTGAGGACGAGACCCATAGCCTTGGCAACGAGGCTGTACACTAGGAAGAACACGAGGGCGTGAAAGAAGATGGCCATTTGGTTGGTCTTGCCGTTCATAAACTTGACGTTCTTGCCCGCGGTAGTGACGAGCACACCGGGGCTGAGCGCGAGAAAAAGGGCGGCGGGTATGGCGACTTTCTGCGACGTGATATCGGGGAGCATTTAATATACACTCAGATATTTTTCTACATAGTCAACGAAATGATAGTACGTCGCACCCCGCATCATCTCTTCATGGAGACCATTATCGTTCACGACACGCCTGATATGTCTCCAAATATCATTGAGTACATGGTCATGTGACGTACCAATACGCTCGTGATAGGGATTATGTTCGTCGTAACAAAATTCAACAAAATCACAGAATTGTCCTGAGTGTTCCAACCCCGCATCATACAAGAGTGTCCTGATGGTGTTCCACATCATCTTGAGTTCATCTGAGTATTCGACTTCCCAGTCTTCGATATTCAGAGGAGTGTTATCACTAAAGTCATCATCATCGCTGGCATCGGCATCAAAGCCAGTGTTCGCTTCGTATACGTATTGGCTCCAAACCATCGTTAATTACTTATCTTCTTTCTCGGGCTTATCCTTTATACCAGTTAGTGACAGAGAAGTCGACTCTTTCGTTTTAAGACCGTCTTTAATAGCATTAAGGGCGCCTTCAACTTTCGTTTCATCTCCACCGAAAAACGTCATGAGACCCTCTTTGATCGCATCCTTATTCATCCCAGCTTTCCTGACAGATTTGCGAATACTAATCTTACCCTTCCTGAGGTTAATCGTATCGATACCCTGATCTATCATGTGTTTCTTGACATTTTCCTTCAGGCGCTTTTCTTCCTGATTAAGAATCTTAATATCAGATTTTGCTTCAGCGAGTTGTTTGGTGAGCTCTACCAGCTTAGATACATTCTCGGAGAGATCAGGTGTAACAGATGTCATTTATATTTATATACGCTAAATCTTTAAGCGCAAAGACCACGCTGCATGAGATCGGGAACAATAGTGGAGTTGTTCCACACGAAAGGCTCCTTGGGGTTGGGGGGATCCTTGCGAATCTGCTGGTTCGCGTTGCGGAGCGCACCACCGACGGTCTCGGGGAAACCGATCTGCTTGCGGGGCTCGAGGAAGTTCTGACCCGCGAGGATATCCTCTGGGACAAACTGACCAAAGTCCTCCGCGGACGCAACCTCGCGGGGGAGGAGGGAGGAGGCGAGGCCGGTACCCTTGTTCATACCACCACACACGGCATCCATAGGAGCCGCGGCGGGTCCTGGAGCAGGGCCGGCGGCGGGACCATTACCGAAGGGCGCATACTGACGCTCAACGATGCTGTACCCGGATTTGTTGTTCATGGAAAAAAGGAGGAAGATCAACACGGCGACGGCGACCAACATGAGGATGTTCTGGTTACGACCCTTCATTATCTTTTATATTACTATAACAATTTTTTTATTGGTCATCCTCGTCGACAAAGGCATATTCTTCTGGGTAAGTATCAATGATGGGGTCATCATGGACCCTGACCTGGACAACATTCCAAGTAGGGCCGAACGCCTTCTTGGCAAACCAGATCCCGGCAAATTCAAGAATCACATCACAGGTCTTTTCGGGCTGGACAGTCTCAAAATCAACGGGCTCCTGCTGCATGTTGAACACCCTGGTCACATCAAGGCGGTCACATGTGAGTACACTAGCGTCAAGGTTCGACTTGTAGGCACCCTTGATGACACCCTCCGAGAGCTGCTTACCGAACCAAGACTCACAGTTCTCGAGGGCGGCTTCGAGGTTCGCGGTGTCGACGGTATCAATCTTCTGGGTGTTCATGTCCGAACCAAGATCCATGACAATCTCGCCTGAGGTATCAGAGATCGTCACCTTATTGAGCTGGACGAGGTGCTTACGCTTATCATCACCGAGAGCCTTGACAAAGTAGAGACCATCTTCACCTTTAATAGGGGTGTTGTAGATCATTTTATGTATGTATTTGGTTTCATTTCTTTAACCCAACAAATGGTATCTCAGCCGCCTTATTGAGTAACGTTTTGGGTACCCATTGGTTTCTCCTGGGGTTATACCCATAGAGGGTCTTGGACGTGTTTATATTTTTAGGAAGTGGCTTGGCATTTTCTGGACGCAGGGGAAATTCGTTTTTCACGTACGCTGTGGTATTTACGTTTTTCCACTTGAGGTTTTTGGTATTGAACCGCTTGTTCCCCGAAGATTTTACGTATCCGTCAACCTTTGTGTTTTTCACGACGGGTTTGAGACCGTGTACGATCTGCTTCGATAGGCGCTCATCAGAAGGTTTCGTCGTGTAGTTTTTGTATTTGCGAGGATCGACTTTCATGGCTTTACCGATAGAGATGTTAACTGGTTTATTCACCACTCTCGTCTTAGTCTTAATTTTTGGAACTATACGCTTGAAAACTTCATCCATAGAATCGGAAGATTTAACACGTTTATCAAACAGTTGTGCGAGACGAACGAGTCTCTGACGATCTTTTTCCTTCTTATCTGGGCGGAGTTTGAGCTTATGCATGAGGTAAATATCTTCGATGAGAAACTCTTTACTCGCGATGAGTAAACGTTTATCGTTGATCAATTTTCCTGTGTTTACGTTTCTGTACGTGACACCCCGCTTCTTGGTCAGTGCTACTTCGTACCCAAACTCCTTGGGGCGCATGAAGGGAATATCGAGGATTCCGCCTAGGTTAAAATCTTCAATCTTTCCAGACTTTGCGGAAAGAAGACGAAGGTTCAAGTCGAGAGCGAAAAGTTCTACGTCTATGAAGATGTCACCCTTGCTAGGCTTGTTATTTTCCGCGAGTTTCTTCTTCTTAATTAGGGTGTATCTTCGAGTCACGTATGGTCCACTCTGTTTGAAACCAATTCCTAAAAATTTGAACAATTTGGAGTGTTTCTTCTGCACGGACATTACGCGCTTCCTGATCCGCGTGTCGAGTTTCTTGGCCAATTCTCCCATCTTGTTCCACAAAAGAAGTTTCACAGCTTGGAGCTTCCCAAAATATTTGTCATTCATCGGGATTCTCGGAACGAACTTGGCATCGATATCACTGGTGACTATCCGATCCTTGAAGTCTACGTACAAATTGAACGCCTCCCCGCCACTGATGATGAGATCACCCGAGGAACTCAAAAACTGTGTGAGTTCACCTATCGTGTCGAGAATGATGTCACGAATAGAATCCGTCACGAGGACGTATATGATTTTTTCAAAATCTTTGTCAGTGTGCACACTTTTCACACGGGCGCGAAACTTACCAAAGTCTCTCTGGAGGTTTCGATCGTAATATTTTTTCAATTTTTCATCCTTGAAAAATAAATTTTCATTCATGAATTTTTGAATGACATCCTTCGAATAAATCTGATCGTCCATTAATATATCTTGACATAATAATATGGTGTGCGACGTCATCGAACCATGCCGATGCTACGCATACACAGGTGAGAAGGAACAATGGTGTGGAGTGAGAAAGGGTCTCCACGTTTTACCCTGTCCGTCTGACTGCTGTGCGGGTGGTTGTCCTGATGACGGATCCAGACATCCGTTTCGCTTCATAGAGAAACCCAATTTTGTCAACCTGGCCAATAAGAGATTTGTCTTTATGATATGGCTGTTTGTTACCATCGCGACGATATACTTCTTCAGGAACTTAAAGGTTACGCAAGTAAGAAAGATATAATGTCTCTCGAAACCATCCAGACCGAAATCGCCGCGCTCCGCAACGACATCAAGAACCTCACTAAGCTCATCCGCAAGGTGAAGAACACCCAGGAGGATCCCGATGGTGAGAAGGCTAAGGCTCGTGCCGCCAACAACGGCTTCAACCGCAAGCAGGATGTGACGCCTAAGTTGCGCGAGTTTCTCGGACTTCCCGCTGGTGAGCTCATCTCCCGTTCCGAGGTGACCAAGTTCATTAACAAGTACATCACCGATAAGGGTCTCAAGCACCCCGACAACGGTCGTCAGATTATCCTCGACGACAAGCTTCGCGACCTCCTGGCGCCTCCCGCGGACGTTCAGGTGACTTACCTTAACCTTCAGAAGTACCTCTCTCCTCACTACATCAAGAAGGAGGCTTAAAAAAATAACACATACTCTAATAAATCATGGTCACTTTCCTCACCAAAGAAAGGGCTGAACAACTTGTTGGTACAAAGATCAAAAATCTTGATTTGTACCAAAAGGCTTTTACACATAAATCCGCTCTCAAAGAGTATGAACAATTCACAGAATCTTTTGAGACCCTCGAATTTATTGGTGACTCCGTCCTCGGGTTTGTCATCACTAAGTTCCTGTTTGATAGACATGAAAGCAAGCAAGAAGGTTTCCTCACGAAAGCTCGTACAAAGCTCGTTCGTGGTGAAACATTAGCTAAGATTGCGTTGAAGTTGAGACTCAACGAACTCGTCATCATGGATGAGAAGGGGATGCGTAACGGATGGAATAACAATCCCAAGATTTTGGAGGATGTTTTTGAAGCCCTCATCGGGGCTCTGTATATGGATATAGGTCTCATTCACGCGAAAGAGTTTATTCTTCGGATTTACCAAGATCCGGATATGGTTGACATGAACTCTATCATGATTGACGACAACTTCAAGGACAAATTAATGCGCCATTGCCAAGTCAATAATTGGCAACTTCCAGACTACAGGGTCGCGGCACACCACGAAGGTCTTTTCTATATCGATATCTATGTCAACAACACCTTCTGCTCGAGGGGTGTGGCGAAGAGTAAGAAACAGGCTGAGCAGAATGCCGCACAGATGTATTTTCAGGTGATAGAGGAACTTAAAAATTACAGGTTAAATTAAATTAATATGCATCCGAATGTCAAAGCTCTAATTGAAAGAGAATATGCCGCACAGAAGTCTGAAGAATGGCTTGCCCTTCGTGGTAACATGTTGACAGCTTCTGATGCTGCTACAGCTATCGGTGTGAACAAATATGAGACTCCGGATGGTCTATTACTCAAGAAATGTGGTCTAGGTGAAAAATTCACAGGTAACGCAGCCACCCGACATGGTGAGAAGTATGAAGACGAGGCTCGCATCATTTACGAAGAAAGGCATGGTGAGGTTGTACACGAGATTGGTCTCTGTCCTCACCCAGTGTACACATGGCTTGGTGGAAGTCCTGATGGTGTGAGCGAGTCGGGAAAACTCGTCGAGATTAAGTGTCCGCCACAAAGGGCGATCATCCCCGGTGAAGTTCCCGAACATTACATGCCACAGCTTCAATTGTGTATGGAGATTTTAGACCTGGAAGAAGCGGACTTTATTCAGTATAAACCCGCGGAAACAAACTGGCCAAGACCAGAGGAGTTTGATGTCACGAACGTGAAAAGAGATCGTGAATGGTTCAAAAAGTACCTCCCAGTAATGGATGAATTTTGGAAGAAAGTTTTATATTATCGTGAACATCTCGATGAACTTCCAAAACCTAAGTTGAAGAAGACTCGTAAAAAGAAGGAACTTGAACCAATCGTCTGTGAGATTGAACCCCTCCCAGAAGAAGATCCTTACGATGACGATTGAAGAGCAATACACTTTGGCCAAGGACACCCTCAATGGTCGTCTTTTTGCCCCCTACCAGCGTGAAGGTGTTCTTTGGATGCTCACGATGGAGAGCCAAACGTCGGGACCCAAAGGTGGGTTCCTCTGTGACGAAATGGGTCTGGGTAAGACCGTGCAACTCGTTTCCACTATGCTTGGAAACCCCAAGCCTCGCACACTCATCATCGTACCCAAATCTATTATCACCCAATGGGTCGAAGAAATTCATCGCTTCGCTCCCAATCTGACGGTCAGTGTCTTTGATGGCCCCGATCGTCAAATTGATCACAACGTTGATGTGACGATTGCTCCGTATACCCTCTTGACTGTCAAGGGTGGTGGACCTGACACGAAGACACCTCTCCACATGGTACAGTGGGACAGGGTCATCTTGGATGAAGCTCATGAGATTCGAAACAAGAAGTCCAAATTGTTCAAGAGTGTCTGTCGTCTTCAGACTCAAATCAAGTGGATTGTGACTGGTACCCCAGTGTTCAATTCTATGGAGGACTTCGTATCTCTCTCAACCTTCTTGGGTCTTTCCAAAGTTGTTGTTCAAGGTATGACCAGCAAAATCAAGGACATCTACATCCTTCGTCGTACCAAAGAAGATCTCGCCAAGATCAACGAGCGTCTTCGTCTACCCCCGTGCTACTTTGAGAATGTGGAACTGGAGATGTATCCAGATGAGAAGCAATTGTACGAAGTCGTGTTCCTCGAGGCTCAGGATACGATCCGTGAAGCGTTCAGACATGCCCAAAGCCTGAACGCAAAGAACATGATCATCTTGGAGTGTCTTCTTCGTGCGCGTCAGGCGATGATCTGGCCTCAGATGTATCTCGATGGTGTGGCGAAGCAAAATGAAACACAAGCGGAGAAGTGGGTGGGTCGCTCCAACAAGATGGAGACCCTCTTCCGTATGATTGATGGTCATCCAGATGAAAAGACCCTCATCTTTTGTCAGTTCAGGGGTGAGATGAACTATATCCAGAGCCAGTTGAAGTGTCCAGTTTTCAGGATTGATGGTTCAGTACCCAAGGAGGAGCGCGTCAGGCAAATTGAGGGATTCAAGAAGATTCAAGGAGGTGCCGTCTTCATCATCCAGATCAAGAGTGGTGGCCAGGGTCTTAATCTTCAAGAGGCGACTCGAGTCTACATCACAGCACCTTCATGGAACCCTGCCACGGAGCTCCAGGCGATTGGTCGAAGCCATAGAACGGGTCAGACCAGACCTGTCTATGTAAAAAAATTGGTGTACAAGGAATGTTCGCGTTTTGTGAGTGTCGAGGAAGAGATGATGGCGCTCCAGGGGCATAAGTCTATTGTGTGTTCAAAAGTGCTTAACGATGAACGAATCGAAAATCAAATTCCAGTCAACAGGACGAGTGACAAAATCTCAATCTTGGACATCAAGAAAATTTTCAAAGCATAGAGTAAAGATGATTGGTTCCCGCGCCGAAGTTTTCCATGGTAACGCTGATAAGACCCCCGGTGGTCTCGCCAAGAAGGATCTGATGATGAAGGATGGTCGCATCGTGTCCAAGGCGGCGAGCAAGGCGGCGAAGAAGTCGCTCAAGAAGAACCCCAAGTTCAAGGCGTTCATTGATCTCGCGAAGGAGAAGGCTGCCAAGAAGGGTGCGTTCTGCCTCGTACCCTCCAAGGATACGAAGACGTACAAAAAAATAATCAAGGATAATAAGTAAGCATGACTCTCGCGAAGTGGGACATGTCTGTCAAGATGGCTAAAATTAAGATGGGTATAGACCCAAAGAAATTTACCAGGGTTCAGGGTAAATTGCTTAAGGAGGCTCAGGCGATTTATAGTATCCTACTTTTAAATGATAAATTGAAATCCTTTTAGATTTTGTGGCTCATATACGATGAGCTGATGTAATTTCCATGTACACCCGAACTTTCTGTTCAAGAAATACACGCTGTTCAATTCCACGATGGCATGCCCCGAATTTCTTGCGTAGAGACCATTCGTCACTTCATCATTCCTTGGGTTTTTATCCGCATCAAAAACATTCGCTTTGATTTGGTCTTCCAACGTCGTATCTACTTTGATGCGAAACTTTGGTTCACGACCAGGTGACTCCTTGACGTTTGAGTTGAACATCGGAATGAGCTCCTCTTTGGTCATCGTAGATCCAAAAATAGATTCACTCTGCTCGACGACGGCGTCGATGATCATATCTTCGAGTTTCCGAAGAGAATCATAAAACTTTTTCATATAACTATCATCCTCGTCATACCCCTTGATGGCGAAATCGACGTTATACTTTGTGGGACCCACTTCGGGTGTGAAACCTGAAACACCGAAAGGCATGTACATTCGCGGGAGCTGTACACGGAAAGGTGTACCCTGTTTCGTACAGAGGACAATTTTTCTGTTCTTGTATTCATTGATTTGAAGGTTTTCGAATGCTTTGTCCATGTCTTCTGGATATCTATCCACCAAAAACTTTAAGCAGAACAAGCCACACAATCGGGCTCTAGGCTGAACTGGATTGGTCGAGCCTTCGCCTTGGATCTCAGGTAGTACATACCCGTTTTGAGACCCGCCTTCCACGCATACATGTGCATCGAAGAAAGTTTAGACATTGTGGGACTCTCCATGAAGAGGTTCATAGATTGAGACTGATCGATGAAACGTCCACGGTCAGCCGCCATATCGATGATACATTTCTGACTAATTTCCCATACAGTTTTGTACAGGTCTTTGATGTTTTCTGGAATGTCGATGATGTTTTGGATAGAACCACCCGCCTTGACCATCAAGTCCTTCATCTCCTTGGACCAGAGTCCCACCTTCTTGAGATCTTCGACGAGGTGCTTGTTGACCACAACAAACTCACCAGCGAGGGTACGTCGGAGGTAAATGTTGGTCGTGTACGGCTCGAAACATTCGTTGTTACCCAAGATCTGAGCCGTGGAAGCAGTGGGCATGGGAGCCATGAGGAGACTGTTTCGAAGTCCCTTGGTTTTGACACGCTCACGCATCGCATCCCAGTCGTATCGTCCACTGAACTTGGTCTCGCCCTCCCACATGTCCGGCTGAAGAAGACCTTCAGAAGCTGGGGATCCCTCAAAACTCTCATACGACCCCTCGACTTCAGCGAGCTCAGACGACGCCTCGAGGGCCGCGTGGTACATCGTCTCGAAAATGTGGGCGTTCATGAGACGAGACTCTTCACAATCAAAGGGGAGACCACAAAGAATAAACACGTCAGCGAGACCCTGAACACCGAGACCGATGGGGCGATGTTTCATGTTCGAGCGACGGGCAGTCTCGACCGGGTAGAAATTACGGTCGATGACACGGTTCAGGTTCTTCGTGACAGTTTTGGTGACTTCATGAAGCTTCTCGTAGTCGAACGTCTTCGTCTCCTTATTGACATACTTGGGGAGGGCGATGGACGCGAGATTACACACGGATGTCTCATCCTTGTCAGTATACTCCAAAATCTCAGTACACAAGTTGGAACTCTTGATGACCCCCAAGTTCTTCTGGTTACTCTTGGCGTTACACGCATCCTTATACAGCATGTATGGTGTTCCAGTCTCCGTTTGACTCTTCAGAATCGCCTTCCACACGTCGGCGGCGGGGACAGTTGCGTTCGCGAGACCCTCCTCTTCGTACTTGGTGTAAAGTTCCTCAAAATCTTTACCGTAACAGTCGGAGAGACCCTTAGCCACGTCTGGGCAGAATAGGGACCAGTTACCACCTTCTTCGACACGCTTCATGAAAAGATCGGGGATCCACATAGCCGAGAAGAGATCGCGACACCTCGCTTCTTCATCACCTTGGTTCAGGCGCAACTCCAAAAACTCCATGATATCCGAGTGCCATGGTTCTAGATAGACGGCGATCGAACCCTTACGGCGACCCGCCTGATTCACGTACCGGGCGGTCGCGTTGAACACCCGAAGCATCGGAATGATACCATCAGACTGACCGTTTGTACCCCGAATACGAGACTTGTTACCACGGATGTTATGAATGTGCATACCGATACCACCCGCCCACTTGGAAATTTGGGCACACTCAGTCAGGGTTCCGTAAATACCATCGATGGAATCATCCTTACCCGCGATGAGGAAACATGAGGACATTTGAGGTCGAGGTGTACCAGCGTTGAAGAGAGTTGGGGTCGCATGAATGAAAAACCCCTGTGACATTTTGTCATAGGTTTCCAGAACCGCCGGGATATCCTTCCCATGAATACCGATCGCGACGCGCATGAACATGTACTGCGGTGTCTCGATGAGTTTACCGTCGACACGTTGGAGGTAACTCTTCTCGAGCGTCTTGAGACCAAAGTAGCCGAATTCAAAGTCGCGGTCCGTCTTGATGTGCTCCTTGACTTGTTGCGCGACTTCGACAACTTCATCTGTGATCACACCAGCTTTTTGAAGTTTACGCATCGCGAGGTGAAAGTTGTTGGGGCACACCTTCTGGATGTTACTCGCCACGATTCGGGTAGCGAGAATTTCATAGTCGGGGTCGGACGTGATCATACCAACACAGATTTCAGCGGAGAGGGTGTCTATTTCCTGTGTTGTGATGTTATCGTACATCGATGAAAACACCTGTTGCGCAATCTTCGAAGAGTCGCATTTGTCGGAGAGTCCGTATGTTAAGTTCTTGATCCTATTGGTGACGTTGTCAAACTTCATATCCTCAATACGACCTGAGCGTTTAATGACCCTCATATATCTACACTTCCCGTTTTATTTTTAACTTACTTCTTGCACTTCTCAAAATCCTCGCTCCTCACGGGAACAGTTCCGAAAGTCTCAAACTTGCGGTTGGGTTGGAGGAGGTATGTGTTTACGTAAAAGGGACCTTCCTCACCAGCCTTGGTGACAGGGGCATACGAACCGACGAAGCAGGCTGGGGGTTTGCACGGAATTTCCTCGAATGTTGGGGGCTTGGTGGCATAGACTTCGTTAAAGTCAGCAAAGTTCACCATTTACTATTTACATATAATTTTTTTCGGCGAGTATATTAAATGAGTCACCTCGAAAGTATCCAGGAATGTGAGACTCCTCTGAATACACTCTTTTTTTCGGATTTCAACAAGAATCTTCTCCAGAGGGGTATCCGCCAGGCGTTCAAGAACAAGACTGGTATCGCCATCGACTATCAAAACCCCGATGACCTCTATGGTATCATGCGGATGGTATTCATCAACAACTCCGGTGATCATTACAACCGCGTAAACGAGCAAGTCAAGGAGATCAACACCCGTGTCATCGAGACTGCGCTGAGTCAGATCCAAACTGGTGTGTCTCAATACATGGCGTATAATCGGGACATCGACACGATCAGCGTCCCCCTGGACCAGCCCGTGAATACCAGTACCGTGGGAAAGAAGATTGACTTCAATGACAAGATTGGTATCAATTAAAGATTGGAGACCAAAAGAATATAAGTCATGAGTCTAAATTATTACAAGAATGAAACGGAAAAAGTTTGTAAGATGAAGGGTTGGGATCGTGCTGCCGTAGATACCGTGTGGCTACTGCTCACCGAAGAATTTGGAGAACTCGCGTCGGCGATTCGGCAGTACAAAAAGACGTATAAAAAAACGAATCTCAAGAAGGAGCGTGGCACGGATGTCATGATGGAAATGGGAGATGTCTTCAGTTACCTCTTTCAATTGGCACACATGTTGAATGTGGATCTAGATAAAATGTGGGATGAACATCGATTTAAAATGAAGGACAAAAAATATAATCTGAAGTAGTAATAACGATGAGCAAGTTTATGCTTAACGATGACGATGCTATCAATGATGTCAACCCATTTGTCGAACACGACTTTTCCCTTCCAGGGGGTGTGCGACAGACTGGTGATTTTAGTGACTTCGTCGAAGTGAAGAAAGGGACTGGACTTCCAGCCGATAGGAAAAGTGTTTTCTGTACTACGGGCCTTTGTGCCGATGAGAAGAAGCCCTGTCGCATTAATAAGGTTATTCGACCCAAGCGCAATATCGACTATGGGTTTACGAATCAGGGGTTGAAAAAGGTTGTGACGGTCGGTGTCTCGAACAAGAGCATCCCTTATTTTTGGATAGCTCTGGTGACTCTCATCATTATTCTAGCTCTATTATACGCAAGACGTTGAAAAGGTACGTAAGTCTGGATTCGTCGGTACATTCTTGAATCGCCTGCGGAACATACTTTTTACACAACTTTACGAGAAACTCCATCTGCCAAGCACTCTCTACGTTTACATAGGGTGGTTGGAACGTTGGATCGATTATTTTTATAGCGTGAGCAATTCGAACGTACGTTTTTTCGGGTCGTTCATAGGACATGATTGTCTCAAGGGTAAGTTCGTTTATCCGCTGTAGAGCTTCGACCGTCTTTTTTACCATCGTGTCGAGAAACTTTTCATACGGGATTGAACGCTTCGTGGACTGAATGTGTGTCCAGTCTCCCAGGGGTTTGGTATTGATATAATCGGTGAATGTATCATACCCTTTTCCTCTCGTGTACCGATCATAAACGATTTCGACGTATGAAAGATCGGATTCTACATCATGAATATACTTTGCCGACTTAACGAATGATGACATCTAATTATGACTTGTTTGTTTTCTTTAAACACCTAAGTTCGTCCCATTTGATATATAAAACCATGTCTTAAAATGTTCTCTTCAATCGCGAACAACAGCTTTTCATATCTTCTCACACTCGATGACATACGTAAAGCTTTACCAGAAGAAACGAGACCCTCATGGATAAAGATCACGACGATCACGATGGTTTCGAGTTTTGCACAGTCGATTGATATTAAAAAGCTTCGTGAAGCGTTTGAACGTGTCGGGTCGTACAGAATGCGACGCCAAGGTATGAAGGTGGATGGTTTTGAATGGAAATTGAAACCGACGACGTTCTACAATCAGGTGACCCTCACGTACCATGACACCTACAGTACCAAGTCTGTCAAGGTGTTCCCCAACGGTTCGATCCAGGTTGCGGGGTGTTGTGATCTCTTTGACTGTAAACGTATCATCACCCAACTTGTCCAGATTTTCAAAAACTTTTTAGGACTCGACATCAATGTCTCCTCGGATGCTTTCAGGGTTGTCATGATCAACTCAAATTTCAGTCTCAACTATAACGTCAACCTCATGAAAGTGGCTGATTGGTTTGAGGCGTATTCAGACATTTTCAAAGTCTCCTTCGAGCCCGACAGATATTCGGCCGTAAAGATTAAGTTTAAACCCGCACATGACATGAAAGAGATTACATGTAGTATCTTCAGTACAGGTAAAATTATCATCACCGGTGCCGAGACTCTCAAAGAGATTGCTTTTGCCTATAACATCATCAACCAGCACATCAACGAGAGACCTGACATTCGGGTGTCGAGGACAGAGGAGACGGACGTGTTTGACATTTATCTCGGATATAAATGTGATCCATTCGTCGAAAAACTTAGAGAGAGGGGGTTCGAGTCTTGGATGCAGACGATTACCAATAGACGAATTAATTTCTGATGTAATATTAACAAAATGTCTCAGCGACTTGGTATGGCCGATGGTCGGTGCTTCACCATGAACTCCTCAGCGCAACTCTTCAACAACTACATCATGAAGCAGAATGGCATCACGTTCGAAGATAACTACTCGTATCGCCAACTTCTCCAAAAGCAGGGTCCCCAGCTCATGTCCAAGGTGCAGGAGCAGCAAGGAAAGGCTGACTGCAACAACTGCAATGTGCCCATGCTCAAGATGCCCGATATCTATTAAGTGAGCGAAATCACCGAAAAAACTTTAAAACCATCCTATAGAATGTCGACATGTGCCATATGTCTCAATGAAGTCAAATCGACGAGGACAAATCCTCCGATTCGATGTGGACAT